AGCATTGAGCAATCTTGTGCTCAACTAAAACGAGAACTCATTCGTGTTAATATTACGATTGAGACTGACTCTGATGATTTGCTTGGTGGTTTCCGTCTCGTGAATGGGGAAACTGTCTGGCACAATGGTCCTGTGGTAGAAGCAATGGAACGTGGTGCAATCCTTCTGCTCGATGAGATTGACCTGGCATCTAACAAGATTATGTGTCTGCAATCTGTCCTTGAGGGTAAAGGTGTATTCCTCAAGAAAATCGGTAAGCATATTGTGCCCAAGGCAGGTTTCAATGTGATTGCTACTGCAAACACCAAAGGTAAGGGTTCTGATGATGGTCGTTTCATCGGCACCAATGTTCTCAATGAGGCATTTCTGGAACGATTCCCTATCACCTTTGAGCAAGAGTATCCTACTATCAGTGTTGAGACCAAAATCTTGACTAAAGTGGCAGAATCTCTTAATATTCCTATGATTGGTGAGCATACCGACTTCATCAAACACCTTTGCACCTGGTCAGAGATTATTCGCAAGACCTTTAACGATGGTGGTATTGATGAAGTCATCAGCACTCGTCGTCTGGTTCATATCATCAAGGCATATTCTATCTTCGGTAAGAAGGACAAAGCAATCAAGGTTTGTCTGAATCGTTTTGATGATGAGACCAAAACAACCTTTATTGAGTTGTATGACAAAATCGATGCTGAATTCAAACAAACCGAAACACAGGAGGTGGGGTAAACCCCCTTCCTGACTATATAAAAACGACCCTTCTACCCCTTTTCTTCCTATGAGTTCCCTTTTCTTCGAGAAAGACGCAGATTCTATTTATGAGGAGTATCAGGTTAGTTCTGAAAGTTCCAATGACCAGCAGCAAGAAGAAGAAGAATATAGAGAAGATAGAATGGAACAGATGATTTCCAGACACGGTTATTGATGGAGGTTTTATGTTTCAAGAAGTAGAGAAAAAAGTTAAACAAGAGCAAATTGAAGAACTAAAACAGTTTGCACAATATCTTGGAGTTGACTTTGAAGATTACCTAGAGTATCTTCATCCCGATGTAGATTTTGATGATTATTCGCGGTAATTATGTCAGAAGAGAGTGAAATGGATGGGTACATAAGCTCAAATGGTCTTTGGGCTGCTGTACCCTATGGAAAAAGGTATATCTCCATATATAATGGAGAGCAAATTTGCTTACACAATACATTAGAAACTGCCAAAAAATTTATTCAAAAACAAAATCGTAAGAAAAAATGATTACTTTAATTTACGAAAGTAAAATTGAAAAAAATACTTTGTATGTTAAGGCTGTTATAGAAGATATGATTTGTATTTTTTCTGGGGATCAATATGATCCTCCAGAATATGGTCCAGGACTTTGTGAAGCAACAATTGAACTTGAGGATGATGATGTTGTTCCTGAAAATGATGATGATTTAATTGATTTTTTGGAAGAAAGATATATCGATTGGAAAGTAATAGAGATAGAAGAACTTTAAAAAAATAAAACTATGAATTCCTATACAATTTGGTTTATTGTTTTTGCTTTAATCAGTTACTTTATTGTGACTGATGATTCTGTTGCTAAAACATTTTATATGTTCACGCAATTGATAGGAATTCAATATCAAAAAATTAAATGGTGGATATTTAATAATCCTAAAAATCCAATTATCAAATATCTAATTTGGAGACGTTCATATAAACTTGCGGAAGAGTTGCAAAAAGAATTTGCAAAAAAAGATAATAAGGTGTAGAATAAAAAATGTAATTGAGGATTATCTTATGTCCAGAACTTACAGAAATCTTGAAGGAATTAACAAGTGTGCCCTTCGTCATCCTAAAACATCAAACGAACGAAAGAATTTGATCGGTATTCTTCGGGATAATGCATATGAAGATTATCAGATTTCAGGTATAAATCATCTTCATCATCGTTTATGTAATTGCCCAACAGCAAATTACGATAAAGTTATAAGTGGATATTATCAGGAGGATTATATAGTCGCTTGACCTAAATAAGCATTATAACTGGAGAAGTTAATGTTATCTACAGCATACAGACTGAGACTTGAAGAAATTTGCAGTAGAATTAAAAAACATAGAGAAGTCAGTTTAGAAGATATTATCTGGGCAGAAAAATTAGCAAAATCAAACAGATCTGCCGCAACAATACTTCGCCAAGCAAGAAGAGAAGCTGCAAATCCAAATATGCAAGAAGGAGGATTGGACGATTTTATGAATAAAATGGATTTGGGTGATCCAGATTCATCTAATCATAAAACTGGATTTGGTAGTGTAGATGAAATAGCAGATTGGTTTAAACGTGATAATGAAAACGATTGGAGACAACGTGATTGAAAGGTCAGTAAAATAATTGACCATATAAACCACAGTTTAATACTAAATTGTGGTATGATTAGTACAAGAAATTCTCTTTTAAGTGATGTCAGAAAAAAAAGCAACTAAAAAAACTTCTCCAAAGAAAAAGCAATCAGTATTAAAAATCACAGAATCTGATAAACAATCTTTTCCATACAATCAATTTCCAGTAAAAATTATTCATAAAGATGGAAAAGACCTTTGCGAAACAAAAACTTGTTATTTTCAAAGTGAGCACTATGCTCAAAAATATATTACAAGATGCAACTTTAAAAAGAATGATTATCAGATATTTGTGAAACTATAATCCAAATGAAGAAAAAATTAACTCTTTGGAGATGGTGGGCAAAATCTCTAGGCGAAAAAGCATCAAAGTGTGATAAAGAATCGGACAAAATAGCAATTATAAGAACAATTATATTTGCTACATATCTTGTTACCAATTGCTTTATTGTTGCTGGAGTAATAAGGCATTGGAATGAAAAAACTATTAATGTTGAGGTAGAAATTTATGAAACTCCAAACTATTCAGAAAAGTTATACCCAGAAGGACGGTACAATTTGGGAGTGGACAGAGACACCCGAATTGAGGGAGTATATCGTACAGGCACAATCAAAAACAAAATAGAGGAATTTGAATGAATGAATTGATTGATGGGTGTTTTTATGTTGAAAAAAAGAAATGGGGAACTTGGGACTCATTTGATAAAGACGGAAAATGCATCGTTACTTCACTGACTGAAGAAGATTGCGTTAGAGCAACAAGATTTATACTCAAAGGAAGACAAGAAGGTTTTGATGAATCAAAAACATATGATTCTAATGTTGGTGGAAAACTCTAAATATCACAAGAATATAAATTTTATAAATTGATCAATTTCCGTAAAATTGTTGGATATTATAATCCAGAATTGCCAGCACTAGATCCTTCAACGCCTTATTATGAGTTTATTTCTTATCTTGAATGTTGTAACAGTTTGCAAATAAAACCAAGTATGAATCGTTTTCTTGCATATAATAGATATTATAATTCTATCTTAAAATAAAATGTTCAAATCACTTCAAAGATTTTTTTCCCCTTCTTTAGAACTTATCTGCGAAGAAAGTGACATTTATTCCATTGTTCTCGATATGCAAGAACGTATTGAAAGATTAGAAATAGAAAATATAGAGTTGACAAATTCTCTATATGAAATTGAAAATAGACTCCAATCTAAAATTGACAATATTCATCCAGTCATTTATAATATTGAACAGAATAAATCATTGGAAAATTTTACTTTAGGAGAGTAATAATGTATGAGAATCTTTCCGCATATGAAAGAGCACTCGCAAGATTTGGGGACAAGGTTGCTCTCATTGCAGGACTTGAAATGTCTAATAAGATGTCTCCCGAAGAAGCTTACCAACAAATTAAAACTCTTTATAAAGAACTTAAAAAACTCCGAAAAAAAGAAAGAAGAATCTGGGGAAACACTGGTATCTGCACAACGAAGGTGTTGTAAATGCAACATAGATAAACCACTTAATATAGAAAATTATCAAGTAATAAAAACATTCAAACAAGGATATAGTTTTTATTGTAATGATTGTTCAAAACCTAAACTAAAACATTAATTATGGAAGACTATAAAAATTATTCTCTTGAGCAACTTAAAAATTGGGTTAGCGATTCTCTAACTTCTTCAGGAGCATCTCCACAAGAAATTTATGATACAATACGTTCTGCAGTTAAAGAAGAATATTATATATATAAACATCAAGTAAGTCGTGCATATGATCTTCTTGTACTTTTGAATGATAAATGTCAGGCATATGAAAATGTATTGCCAGAAGGACAATATAGTGAATATGAGTTAAAATATCAAAGGGAATTGAACAAAGAAGTTTTTTATTGCGATAAAAATGATCCTTCTTCAGAATGTCAAAAGTCTTGGGATGATTTCTGGGAACAACATCATTATCCAGAAGAGAATTCCCAATATACTGAAGAAGAACTAAATGCAATGTGTGATAAAGCAGCATCAGATGATGAGAAAGAAAAGTGTCGTGAATATAATCTGCGTGAGGCAGAGTATTATGATAAGAGGGCACAATTAGATATAAAAACAAGTAATAAAGTAGTGAAGTGGCAACTTCCCGTTCAAGTTGATGGAATAACTGGCGATTGTTTTGTAGAGTTTCCAGATGATTTATTGGAAGCAGCAAATCTAAAAGAAGGAGATATGTTAAACTGGATTGATCGTGGAGACGGTAGTTTTGAATTGAGAAAAGTAACTAAACTCCTAGAAATGGATAAGTGTTGATTATGGCATTAAGTGAATCGGTAGAACAAAGTTTAAAAGAAGCAGAAGCAAATTTGCGAAATGCTTTAGCATATTCTGCACGTCAAGAGAAACCTTTTGTATGTACTACAATTTCTAAAGTTATTCAAGAGATTGAACATCTTATGACTTTTGATAATCTTTTGGATAAACTTGAAAATCGTAAGTTTGGAGATAATGGTTCTTTTGGAATGTTTTTTAATGATTGACTTTTGTAACAACAGTGTAACAACAGTCTAAAAAGATTATTAAGAAACATCACATTTGCATTAAATACTGTTAGGATATGGACATAATCACGGGAGCAAAATTATGACTTTTCCATCTAAAGGCAACGAAAAACTTACAGAAGAAGAATGGAATGAAATGACGGCACTTAAAAATGTTATAAATCAACGCCCACAAGCGGTAGTTCCAGAAAAGATGGAAGAGTTTACAGAATATCTTGTACGCAGTTTAAGAGAGAAAGGTGGTTGATAAATAATCAGAGGTCTTTTTGTAGTTAAATGCTTGACGAAGCAAGAAAAAGAGAGAAAATTGCCAATGCGTTTCTTGCAGCAACGATGGCAGCATCTGCTGCACAATCACCAAAGGATTTTGTAAGAACAGGACATATTGAAGCACCCGGAACTGCTCTTATGCAAATGTGGGGAAAGAAAAGAGGAGAAGCAGAAAGAAATCTAGACAGTGGTAGAGTTTCCCATCCTGCTCGGAATCGTAAAAAAAAGACCTTTGAAGAATTTATTTTAGAATCAAGACAACCAACATTTTCAAGTAGAGCAGAACTAGAAAGACATCATAGTGGAATCCCATCTGGATATTATGCTAATAATGCAGGAAGCACTGAAAATCCAAAGTGGAGATTAAAACCAAAAGATGGTGGTGTTGAAGAAAGAAGAAAAAGAGCAGAAAGAATTGCTACTTTGAGTTCTTCTGAAGAACAGGTAGCAGCAGCAAAAAAGGCAAATAAATTAAAAAGAGCAGGACTTGATTCACATCATATTACTCCATTACATTATTCTGCAAAAATTAGAGCATCTATGAGTGATGCAGAATGGGAAGAAAGGAAAAAAAGAGATGCTTCGCAGGGAATTTATCACGGGCATCATCCAAAAAATATAATGGGTGCTGTAACCGATAAAACACCAGAAAGTAGAAGCAAAAGAGGTATTCGTCATAGGGCTGGGGGAGCACATGAATTGGAAGGAAAGACGAGAGATGTTGAACACGTTGGACATAAGGGATTACTCTCTGCGGCACATAAAAGAAGATTGAGAAAAGAAAGAGAAGCAAATAAATAAGAATAAAAGTCATAAAAAGATGAAGACCTTCAAAGAGTTTCTAGAGGAAGCGTATCTTGTTGAGATGCGTAAAGAAGATAAAGTTAGAGGAGAAAAGAAAACTCCTTTAACTGTAACTGTAAAGTCTGGTAGAGTTGAAAAGCAACCTGAAGGTGGCGAAACAAAGTGGAAATTGAGAAAGTCTGAAAGAACTTCACTGACTCCAAAAGCAGCACACGGCAGAACCAAACAAGGAATGAAGGACCCAACCAATCCTTATTCTGGTGCAGATAGTGCTGGTAGCACATTAAGCACTTATTCTAGACACGCACACGGTGGTGGTGGAAGTGGAGCAAAGGCACCTGGTGTAAAGAGAGGTGTTGGTAAGATAGAACAGCAGAAGATATCTAAGGCACAGAGAGAAAGGGGAGAAAGACCAATCGGTTCAGGTCCATCTCCAGCATATAAAGTTGCATTGAAAAGAGCACAAAGGTCCCGTTCAATGGGTGGTGGTCGATGAAGACATATCAGGAATTTATTTCTGAAGCAAAGAAGTGCTGGCCTGGATATAAGAAAAAAGGCACACAAAAACTCTTTGGAAAGACTTATAATCGTTGTGTGAAAGAAGATATTGAAGAACTTGAAGAGAGTTCAACTGGTGAAAGAAGTGGTAGAAGAACACGAGGCAAGGTAACTCTTGCTCGTGGTCGTGGTGCTGATATGACAAGGCAAGAAAGATCTACTGCTGCGATTGCAAAGAAAGCAGGACTCAAAGGAACTGGTAAGTATTCCACCAAAGATTTGAGAACCAAAGCAAAAGACTACACAACTTATGATAGTGAAGATACTGAAGATGATTATGGCAGCACCGAGCAGGATCATTACATTCGTACTCACGCATCAGCAAGAAAAGCAGCAAAGGGAGAACAGTTAATCCGTAAGTTCAAAACAGCAGGAAAAACTCCAACTGGAATGACTAGATTGAAAACTGCACCTTCAAGTGAAAGTGTAAGAAGAGTAAAGGATTTGAAAAAGCAAATCTCTAAATCAGGTGCTAATAAGAGAGGTCCAGTTCATACTGTAGATATTATGCACCGTGATAGTGATGTCGGAAAAGGTGACCCAGATAATCAAATGGAAAGAGGTAGAAACTTTATTCAAGCACTAAAAGATACTCCAAAGCATCTCAAGAGAGCAGGTGCAAAGAAAGGTGAGACTGTAGTTGGAAAACCAACAGCAGTGATGTCTGGTGAAGATCAAAAGACTGGAGTAGCAAAGAGAGCAAAACTTTATAAGAAAGTTTTTGGTAAGAGAAGCACTAAAAAGTCGGAAAAAACTGGACTTATGACAGGTAAGGTAGACAAATGAAAACATTCACTCAATTTCTAGAAGAAGCATATTTTATTTTAGAAAAGAAAAGACAATATGATGATGGGCATGGATTTGACAGATCAAAGCATCCCGATTTAGAAATTGATTATGATCGTCCTAGAGGTAAAGACCAAGATAAAAGCATAAGAGGTTATACCAAGATTCATCATAAACCAACTGGTATCACATATGAGATAAATCACGATAAGAGACATAGTTCTGATGATGAATATGAACACATGTATGATGCTAAATTGCAAGGAAAGGCAAGAGAAGCACACGGTCATAAACCAGAACACAACATCCGTTGGGACCACAGCAAACCTTGGAGAGAAAGAGATAAGATGACTAAAGGTGAGAAAATTAAAGCTGCTAGAGATGCAAAAAGAGTTTGGGATAAGCACATCAAGCATAGAATTCCTAGTGGGCATCTGGTTTCTAACGAACCTGATGAAAATTCAGATGATAAGAGGAGAGATCCAGATAAAAATACAAGAGCATCTATCTACAAGAAATCTGGATTTGGTAAAGTGAATCATTGGGGAGTTCAATATTCCGCAAAGATTGGCAAAAAGTTCCATCCAGTTAATGATGATGAAGGTGATGATGATTGATCCTAAATAAATAAAAAACTATAAATATGGATTCCCAAGACTTACGCAATCTCTACGAAGCATATACTAATGTTTATGAGCAGCAGATTGGTGTTCCTCTAAAGAGTGCATCTGACCGTGATGCAAAGAATCAATTGCAAAAAATGATTCCAAAGGGAGAGAAGGTATATACTCCCAAATCAACACTGCAAAATGCTGCTTATGAACCAGAAGGGGAAGAAATTGAAGAAGATATAAGAAGTAGAGATGTAAGTGCAAGAGGTGGGTTTGATCCAAGATTTGATAGAAAACCAACAACTACTGGCAGTGGACAAGTTAGAACTCCTGGTGGACCTGTAAGAACTCCTGGTGGTCCAGTAACAACTCCAAGACCAACAGGACCAGTAGCACAAGCACCAAAACCTGCTGGTGGACTCCTTGGTTCATTAGATAAAGCTGCTAGAGATACTGCAGGCAGAGTTGGTGAGGTAATTGGCAGAGAAAAAGCAAAGAGTGTCCCTGGTGCAAATGTTCCTATTATTGGTGATGTTATTAAGAATGAAGGTGGAAGAAGGGGAAGAAATCAAGCACAGGGAATGTATGATAAAGCAAAAGAAACTATTGGTGGTTTCTTAAAGCAAGACTATGATTATGAGATTGATGAAATGGCAATAAATCCAAATAGTCGTTTCACTACAAGTGCCCAAAGAAATGCATATGCTTCAAATCAGATTGGTTCAAAGCAATTTTCTGATAGAGGTGGATATGCAGGACTCAAAGCAGGTGGTGGACAAGCAGCACTGAAAAAGGGAAGCAGTGTAAGTGATGTTCTTTATGCAGGACAAAAAGCAAAGCAAGCAAAAGCACAACAAGATTTCTCAAATAGAATAAACAAACCTGCTCAACAGCAATCTACACCAAAAAAACCAATGGATGATTTTGCTGCTGGTGGTGGTGCCGCAAAGATGAAAGCAACTGGTATGACTAAAGACCAGGTAATTGCACAAGGTAAAAAGAATCTTGCTAATTCATATGAACCAGATTTGTTTGATGTTATTCTTGAGTATCTGGTTGCAGAAGGATATGCAGATACTAATGAAAATGCATTAGTCATTATGGCAAATATGAGTGAAGAGTGGAGACAAACAATTATCGAAGCAGAAGTTATTGCTATGAAAGGTGGAGTTCCTGGTTCAGTGAAAGTTAGACCATCATTAAGTATTCCTGGAACTGATATTGGAGTAGGTCCAAATAAACCAGTTCCTGGGACATTTACAACTACAACTCCAGGTCAGAGGGAGAAAATTAAACAAGGTGATACTCATATTGACCGTGGTGTAGGTGGTATGCAACCAAGACAAGGTGCAGGTCCAACTGGAGATGAAAGAAGGAGATATAATTCTCAAGTTGCTAGAAGTAGAACTCCTGGAAAACCAATGCCCCAGTGAGACACTCCATAAACTGTCCCCAGACCCTGCAAGGGGTCTTTTTTTGTGCTATAATACTTGAAACACAAGACTCAAATGGAACTTACAGTTGTTGCAATCAAACGTGAAGATGGTCTGTATCACTTTGACCATCCTCATAATGATACAGTTGAAGAACTGCTGATGAATGGAACTGAAGAAGCAATTGATGAGCATTGCTACTTCAAGACTGGAAAGTATCCGATTGAAGGTGATGAAGTTGAGATTTCTCTCTTCCTTGAAGAACCTGCTGATTATGATACTCTTCTTGTGAAAGAAGTGTCTGATGAAGAAGGGACAACTTATACTGATACCACAATGTGTGTTCCTGTTTGGTTGTGCCCTTGGTTGCAGGGATTCTTTGGTGAAGTTCCTGATGAAATTTACATCAAAGTGCGTCCAATCAACAAAGGTCTTGAGAGTTTTGTTGCTGCAACTGGTATGCGGGGAATGCTCAATAAATAAAAATAAAAAATGAAAACCTTTAAAGAATTTATTGAAGAATCTTGGTCAAAACAATATAAAAAGTCCATTGATTGCAATAATCCAAAAGGGTTTTCGCAAAAAGCACATTGTGCTGGAAGAAAAAAGAGAGAAAGAGGTGAGGAAACAAAATCCAAACCAATTTCTGAACATTGTGGTTGCGTAGATAATGCAGTAGGTGAACTTGAGGATGGACTCAAGAAATTAAATGATACTTCTTATGATTCAATTGATAAATTGATGCGTAAGATTATGAAAAAGCACCAAATGAGTGCAAAAGAACTACATAATGCTTTTGTTGATACTCACGGTAAAATACCTGATGAGTGGATAAAACAAATAAATAAAAGAAAAAAGTAGTAAGATGAAACCAACACCAAGAGAATTGCAGGAAACTTATAAGACCTACGAAAGTGTTGTAGAGCATTTAATCGCAGAAGGTTATGCAGATGATAAGGAATCTGCAGATAAGATTATTGAAGGAATGAGTGAAACCTGGTATAATCTTATCATCAACGACTGAGGACACTTTCCGAACTGTCCACCAGTCTTGCCAAGCACCCCAAGAGGTGCTATGATTACAAGGTAATCGAGAGGGGAAACCACCAATGTCCTTGATTGAGTTCACCAATTCTTCTGCTATCTCCAAGATTTCTTTTAATCACGATGATAGTGAGATTGGTGTTGCTTTTACTGCTAATCCCGAAAAGTATTACTACTTCCAATGTGAAGATGTAGATGACTTTATTCAAAAGTTGGAAGAAACTGTAAATGCAAACGAGAGTCTCGGGAAGTTTATCTCTGGTCTTCGTAAAGATGGGACTTTGATTGCAAATTGACAAAGAGTTCCAAGTCCTCTATAATTGACTTGGATTTATGCGAGTGAGACTTGGTAGTCAGAGGAGTCTTATAAACTCTTTCCGCCAGATTAGCGGCTTTGACCTGGTTCGAATCCAGGCACTCGTACCTATGGTTCTGTCGCCTATTGGTTAAGGCCGACACCTTATAAGTGTCTGAACGGAGTTCAATTCTCCGCAGAACCACCTTGCTCGTTTAGCCATCTGGTGAAGGCAGCGTTCTCATAAAGCGCCGCAGGAAGAGTTCGATTCTCTCAACGAGCACTTGACAATCTAGGGTTTCTGCCTTATGATTGTCATATCGTCACCTTGTCGGAATTGGTCTACGAAACGAACTTAAAATTCGTCGGGCGTGATGCCCTTGCGGGTTCGAGTCCCGCAGGTGACATATAAGGTTCAATATTGTAAATACTATTGAACCTTAAATTGAAAAAATGCCATATAAAGATATCAAAAAACAAAGAGAATGTCAAAGAAGATGGGAAGCAGAACGTAGAAAAAAAGAAGGTAACCCACAAGTAAAAAGAAAAAAACAGTTTTTAGACGAAATAAAAAATGTTCCTTGTTCTGTTTGTAGTAAGCAATACAATCCTGTACTAATGGATTTACATCACTTAAATGAAGAGGAAAAGAAGTTTAGTCTGTCTGTAGGTGTCCATAAGTATGGGTGGAATGCCATAAAAGAAGAAGTTGAAAAATGTATTGTGGTTTGTTCTAATTGTCATCGTTTAATTCATAATAATTTAGTATCCATTATCAAAAAATAAATACTATCAATTCTCCATTGTTATGTAAAATTCATAATAATATAAATAACCTTATAGAACTCCAGAAAAATCAATGAACTATAAGGATCTACAGAATATTGCTTATCTTTCTCAAGACATTCTTACTGAATCTTCTTCAGATAATTATGATCCAATGAATCGTTGGCCATACACTTCTCCTTATCTACAAGAAAGTGTTGAAGATATCGAAGAAGAGAGAGCTCCTGGCGTAAAACCATATAAAGCAGGTCCAACACAAGCAGAAGTAAGAGCAGATGCAAAGAAAGCTCGTGAAAAGCAAGTGGCAAAAGCAAAGGGTCAGTCTGGTTATGGTCCTGAAGAGAAGTTCAAGGATTGGAAGGATAGAGCAACTCCTGGTTCAAAACTCAAGAGAAAGGGTGGAGAAGAGGAAACTGTTTCTCAAAGAATGGACCGTGAGAAGCCTTATCGTAAGAGAATGACTGGTCCAATGGCAAGAGAGTACGGAAGCCGTCACGCAGCAGAAGTTACCCGTGTTGTAAAAGGTGCTGGTGAACCACAAGCAGTTACTTACCCAAGAAAGGGTAGAGAAGAAGAAGGTGGAAAGAAAAAGACAAAACTATCTAGAGAAATTATCCGTAAGGAAGATTTTGATCTTTATGATCTAATTCTCGCGCATCTCGTAAATGAAGGTTTCGCAGAAACACCTCAAGCAGCAGTTGCAATTATGACTAATATGAGTGAGGCTTGGGTAGATAGCATTGTTGATTATTACATCGAAGGGTGATAAACTAATCATAAGATTCCAAAAGAGGGTCTTATGACCCTCTTTTTTATTGCCTTGTGCCACTTGTGTAGGTGTCCATAATGCTTGCCAAAGACCCCAGATCTGGCGTATATTACTTGAGTCGGTGGGGGAACGAGACCCCAAACTGCCAAATCCACTTTCGGAACTGGCACAAACCACTTGCCCCGCAACGGGTTTGGTGGTATTCTTAAAGGGTGGTTGAGAGACCACCAAGAGTCACTGCTCTGCTTCTGCATCAGTCTAAGTCCTAAGATAACTCTTAGGCCGCTGGATAAAACATTATCTTCCAGTGTCAATCGCACCTTGAAAACTAAATAAAATCCTAATTATTGAGTTCGTAATTCAATGGTAGAATAACACCCTTTTAAGGTGAAGGTTGTGGGTTCGAGTCCCACCGAACTCATTTGGTGTAGTATCATACTCTTATAAATAAGTTAGATACTACACCAAAACTATGGAAAGTAAATCAAAATATCATAAACGTTATGACTGGTCTCTTATTCAAAAAGACCACGATAACGGAATGACTTGGAGACAACTTCAAGATAAGTATGGTTTAGCTACTTCTTCCATAGTTAATGCTAAAAGAAGAGGAGTTTTTATTTCCAGAAATAAAAGTGAGGCACAAAAACTTGTGCCTGGACGACCATTAACTGATGAAATAAAACAAAAAATATCCTCTTCCAGAAAAAAATATCTGAAAGAAAATCCAGATAAAGTTCCATATAAACTTAATCATTACTCAAAAGGACAATCCTATCCAGAAAGTTATTTTGAAAAATGGTTATTAAGTAATGGAATATCTTTCATTTCAGAGCAACAAGTATCAATTTATAGTATTGACTTCCGTATTGGAGATATTGCTCTTGAAATTGATGGAGAACAACATTATGTGGATGAACGAATAGTTAAATCTAACTTTTATAGGGATGAATATCTAAAATCAATTGGTATTGAAACTATTAGAGTTAGATGGTCACACTATCAAAAACTTTCAGATAATGAGAAAAAAGATTATTTAAATAATCTTCTTCTCAAAATAAAATCATAATGGGTAGGTGTCCGAGTGGTTAATGGAGGCGGACTGTAAATCCGCTGGCTCTGCCTACGGGGGTTCAAATCCCTCCCTGCCCACCTTGACCCATTAGTGTAGCGGTCATCACGCCACCCTGTCACGGTGGAGATCACGGGTTCAAATCCCGTATGGGTCGTTGCTGATTTGCGCTGGATCTGATAATCCAGAATGCCGTCAGCATTAAGTTCCTATCGACTAGCGGTCAGGTCGCCACCCTTTCAAGGTGGTAGCACGGGTTCGAATCCCGTTAGGAATACCACAGGAATGTAGCTCAGTTGGTTAGAGTACACGACTGATAATCGTGTGGTCGTGAGTTCGAATCTCACCATTCCTACTGGAAGTGTGGCAGAGAGGTTTAATGCAGTGGATTGCTAATCCGCCGATGTTCTTTAAGGGCATCCGTTGGTTCGAATCCAACCACTTCCGTTGGCAGTGTAGTTCAGTGGTAGAACAAGAGATTCATACCCTCTATGTCGGTAGTTCAATTCTACCCACTGCCTTGTGTCGTTAGTCTAATGGTAAGACAGGAGATTGTGGTTCTCTATATGAGGGTTCGATTCCCTCACGGCACCCCGCCCTTATAGCTCAGTGGTAGAGCAACTCACTAGTAATGAGTAGGTCGTTGGTTCAAATCCAATTGAGGGCTTCTGAGGTCGCCAAGTGGTAAGGCAGTGGGTTTTGGTCCCGCCATTCGTGGGTTCGAATCCTACCCTCAGAACTTGCCCCTGTGGTGAAATGGTAGACACAGTTGACTCAAAATCAACCGCAGAAATGCGTGTCGGTTCGAATCCGACTGGGGGCACTTAATTTAGAAATATTATAAATTTAATATTCTCTTCAAGAGTGTTACTGAATGAACACATAAGTTGACTTTGTAAGTTCTGTGATTAGTATATAATAGTAATATGCATTAAAAAAATGGATCAGCACACCTATAATAACTGGGTGAAGATCAAGGAAACCTTTGAAGAGTCTGGCAACACAGACAATATGTTTTACAAAAGGGCAGTTGAAATAGTCAAAACCCGAAGAGATCCTCTTGCAAAGTTTCTTGGAGACGAGAAATGATGGAACCTTTCGATGATGACTATGTAACTCGTACTGAAGTTCAGGAGTTAATAGATGCAGCTATCAGAAGACACAACCGTAATGCTTCTATCATTAGTATGTGCGTCGGTTGGGTGGTTCTTGCTTTATTTGCTGAAGGACTTTTGAGATTAGTTGGTGTTATTCCTCCATTACTTCCTTTTCTTAAAATTACGCTGAACTAATGGTAACAATCACAGAAGAAGATTTGCAAAAATTAAATCAAAGAGTTTTTCAACAGAAAATGGATGAACTCTTTGAAGAACCATCAACTTACGAGGACGAAGAAGATGACTAAAACACTTTTTGTATTATCCTTAATATATTTTTCTACAATTAGTTTGTGGATTTATTGGGGACTTAATTATGCATATGTCAAATAAACAAAGATACAATTTTGCAATGTCTTCTTTTGTGAGAATGTATGGGCACAATATTGTAAACAATATAGATATTAAACAGTTTTGCAAAGAATGGTCTATTTGGAATGTTAACGCCCCTTTACAAGGACTTGACGAAGTGGACCAATACATGTATTATGAATACAAGAACTGGAGAGGAAGATGATCTTTCATCTTGTTGAGACACTAGCAGCAAGTCCTTTCTTTCTTTTTATTTGTGGATGTGGGTTGACAATCGTACCATTTGCTGGTATTATGTACATACATAATAAAAAATAATTTTTTTTTATTTGTTATTAATTATCACATATAGTATTATTTTCACCTTGGAAAGGTGGTCGAGTGGTTGAAGGCTCTGGTCTTGAAAACCAGCGAAGTGAAAGCTTCCGTGGGTTCGAATCCCACCCTTTCCGCTGCTCTTTATGAGCAAAATGCCTCTAAAGCATTGTGGTGATGCACCGCTCTTGTAAAGCGGAGACGACAGTTCAATTCTGTCTAGGGGCTCTTGGCAAGACTTCAATCTTGCCTTACACACATAAACACACACAGGAGTAAACAAATGACACCTTACGAATTACGGTTTGAAATTTTTAAGCAGGCATACTCTTTTGCTAATGATAAGTTCAGTATCGAATATGATACTGCCCGTTGTTGGAATGAGAATTCTATGAACACGGTAAAAATGGATTATCCAGAATATCCGACTTATGAACAAGTAGAAGAACTTGCTAATAAAATTAATTCTTTTGTAAGTTCCAAATAAAATGGTGGGGTGGCAGCACCCCCGTTAGTATTCCAGATGACCGAGCAAGCGAACGGGCCCGACTGTTAATCGGAGATTGGTAGGGGCAGTACCTACATCTGGAGTTAAAAGTTATTATTTTTATAAATAATAATATAGTTGT